AGCGGCTGAAGAAGGAGCGGCTGAAGAAGGAGCGGCTGAAGAAGGAGAGGCTGAAGAAGGAGCGGCTGAAGAAGAAGCGGCTGAAGAAGGAGAGGAGGAAGAAGGAGAGGAGGAAGAAGAAGGAGCGGCTGAAGATGAAGAAGAATATAGGAAACTCGCAGAAAAACCCAATAATATACCTTGTGTAGGTTATCATAAAGAAATTGTAGAGCGAGCTAATGAGCCCGAACACGTAGACATGTATATTCATCCCCCTCCTGAACTACTTCATAAGTATCCATCTCTAAAAGAAAAAGACATTCTGACAGAAGGAGGTAGAATTCGTAGTAAACAAGATGGTCGGCGTTATTTAGATAAACTCAAAGAATTAAAGTTAGAACTTCCAGAAAACTGCATAAGTACTGACTTTCTACGATTTACGTCAAGGAAATCTGAACTTTCTGAAGAAGAACGTAAACTGCTACGCGCTGCTAAGTGGATAAAGGAAAAAGCTCTAGCGGCGTCAGAGGAAGTAGTAGACTCACCTATCGACGAAGAGACCGACGAAGAGGATGAATCGGAAGATGAAAATGCCTTTAAAAAACTTGAACAGGATGTACAAAGAGAATATTTAGAACAATTTCATCCAGAAACAAAGCAAATAAATTTTAGTGAACTCTTAGCACTTTCCAAAGTCACTAGAAATGGCGAAGGCAGGATAATTGATATTTTGCACACAACTCTCCCATTTATGACTAAATATGAAAGAACAAGAATTCTTGGTTTAAGAACAACGCAGATAAACAATGGTAGTGAAATCTTTGTCAGTGTCGATAAAGATGTTATTGATGGTTATGTCATTGCGGAACTGGAACTAAAGGCAAAAAAAGTCCCCTTTATTATTCGACGACCATTGCCAAATGGCGCCAGTGAGTATTGGCGTATAGAGGATTTAGAAATCATTAATTATTAAGTCAGCGAGTATTAGGTCCTATTCCATTACGTACTAAATATGAAAACATCTGCTTTTGAGACATACGCGCTGCCGTATTCACAAATAAATTTCGCGTTTGTTTAACAATTGGCGGCTTGTTCCCACTAGGATCCCGACATATTGTTTTTTTATATAATTTTAAATTAGTATTTGTATTATTCCAACGCCCATTAGGAAAGCGTCGTTGATATATTTGCCAGTTACATGAAATATCCGTTGCCATTAATATTATAAGATAAAATATAATATTAACATTTCCAATGATTTCCGCATTTCAAACATGTTACAAAGGTCGTCATTGCCTCATCCGCAGATCTAGTTTGCAACTGGTAGTATGTACATTTCCGTGTTTTACACTTATAACATTTAAATTCATCGGTTGCCGATGCCAAATCTTCATCATATAAATGATTATCGCGATTTATTTTAGCAGCCACTAACTCTTGCCAATGCTCAGGATATAGATCACGTGGATTCATAAAAGCCAATTTATGCATTGAAAATTCTGATTTATTTATCTTACTAAGTAAATTTTTATTACAAACATGACTATTCGGATTGATATTATCAATAATATTTCTTACTTTATTGATATACAGGAGCACAAAATTACTACAATCCCATTTACGTACCACCTTCCGTTTTCTTGCTGCACCAATTGCATAATTAAATATACCCTTCTCCAGATTTACAGACAAAGAATCATTTTTTAAATATTCGTTGATTTGGTCTCTAATTTTTTTACGAAAAACTGCTGGTTCCGTAATCTTCATAATATATTATTTTTATATATATCTTTAATTTCTTTATCAATTTTCTTATTGCTCAGAGGCATAAGACTCCTCTTCTAACTCAGAATTATCGCCTGTATCCTCTTCTTCATCCTCCTCCTCAGCACCCTCGACGGATTCCGCTCCTTCTTCCAAGTCTGAATTATAGCCACTCTCAAGCAGCGGCGGCGTCTCAGCATTCTCGTCACCTGAAAATTCAAATTCCTCCTCCGAAGATTCGCTCGGATTATTATATTCTATAACCTCATTGTCATTAACAATAAAATTATGTTCTTTCGAATAACCATGTTGCGCACGCAATGCTGGCGGTATAAATTCTTCCTCTGATGTATCCTCATCCTCCAAATCCTCAAATCCACCAAATAATCTCTCATATAAAATCTGCCATTGATCAGTAGTGCAATCCACTGGTGTGTTACCTTCTTCATCCGAAGAAGTAACAATCGCCATCGATCCATAAAATAATATTTTATCCAAAGGAGGAGGTAGCTCATACTTATTAATTGTCGGGGCCCGACCATTCACCTTTCCGAATAGTTGGACAAAAATATGTGTCTGGTTCCATTTTAACTTCCATGTATGCCGTTTCTCAAAATCTTTTTTTTTACGAAACTTACATTTTTTATATAATTCATCATAATTTAAGGAGGACAATGTTAACGTCTTTGTTTCACCATAACGATTAATAATAACTATCTTTACCATTCTATATAATCTTAAATATGAAATGGTTTAAATAGTTTTATCTATTATTTAATAATGCGATACTATCTCTCCAACTTTACAAATCCTCATGTTACACCAAATACTTCGCTTATTGAAACTAATAAGACTATGCATCTCATATTGACCCATAGTGGAATCATACATTTAATTGGCGATAAAATGTATGATTATAAACTTGTAATAACACCATATGTCCAAAATATTCATAATTATATAGATAATCATGAACTCATAATAGCTGGATATACTATGACCAAAAAATTACGGGTAACGCACATTCCTATACATTGCAAAGAAATTGTAATATATAAAAAACAATATAAGTTACATGAAAAGAGTAAAACAACCTTCATTATAGAAAAATTCGATGGTCGAATACGAGATTTCTATTTCGAATCTTCATATGACCATGATAATAAATTTCTTAAGAAAGATATCCTTTCGTTTCTATCCCATTTTAAGTAATATTAACAATATATAATGTTTTTTTGGGTAATTACAAATGCCGTTATATCCCTAGTAATAATAATTTTAATTCATTACTTATATGTTTTCTTTAAGACAAATCTTACTGTTCCAAAAATAAAGGATTTAGTAGAGAGACCGGAAAAAAAATACAAAGAAATATACGCTTCCCTCTCAACAAACAATGCCAAAGAAAGCACAATCTTAAAACCTAAGAAAGACGAAGGGGTAGATATGAAACTAGAATTGAAGAATTATCTAAAAGGTCTTGAAATACCGCAACCACAACAGGATATGGCCGCCGCCGAAAAATATGACTTCTTCAGTAATAATTATGAACAATTATGAGTTAAAAAATAAATAATATAGACTAGTAATGCAGTTAAGTTTAAAAGATAAACAAAACATAATAAGTACCTTTCCTGTAACAGAACTTTATTATGAGAGAAATATCCATAACAAAGTTTATCAATCCGATTTCTGTCTTCTTATACCAAAAGGTATAAAATATTTTGCATGGTTCAGACAATATAATGGAAAAAATCTATGTATTTTACTCGAACTGCAACAACAAAAAGAAATCGCAGATATCACAATCCGCTCCTGTTGTTTCGACTCCTCTCTCTGTGGTGGACGAGGAACCATAGTATATGGAACAATATTTTCCCAAAAAAACCATTCTTTCTTTATAATTGAGGATCTATATTACTTTAAAGATATAAATGCTCAGCTATTTAGTCAAATTAAAAAGTTAAATATTACTTATCAGATTTTAAAATATCACATAGGTAAAATTATTATACCAGGCAATGGTCTCATGTTTAATCTACCTGTTATTGATACAAATTATGAAACCATCATTCAGAAAATCAGTTCATGTCCATATACTCCAATATGGATTCAACATCGTTTCTTCAATAAACATAGTAATTATCTTAACCAGAGATTTAATCCGCACTACAATGCTAACTTGCAAATAACGGCTTCATATCTACCTGATATATATAAGGTTTTTTGTTACGATGAAGCCGGAGATTTAATACAATATGGATATTTACATATACCTTCCTATAAGACAAGTGTTATGATGAATGAATTATTTAGGGAAATTAAAGAAAATAGAAACCTCGATGCGCTCGAGGAAAGCGACGATGAAGACGAGTTTGAAAATATCTCTCCATCTAAATATGCTTATTTAGAAAGGAAATATATAATGAAGTGCGTTTATTCCAGAAGATTTAAGCGCTGGATTCCCTTAGAAGTTCTCTCTAATGCACAAATTAGTAAAATTCAAGATATAACGATTTTTGAAAAAAAATAGTTAGCTATTATATACAATGGCTAACAAATATAATGTCCACACCCAATTTTACACAAATAAAAAGGTAGTGCCAGGACCTCAAGGTATATTAACGGGTAAAAATCATAATATTCAGCGCGGCGGGGGTTATGGGTTCAATCCCAAAGGTACACCCGGTTTTGGCGTCATGCCAATCAAGTCCTATTCTAATTGCGGGACAGACAAACAACCAGCTGTAGTACACTCTACAGGACCTGTTGGGAAGCAACACGCACATTCTCCTCCACCACAGCGCGGCGGAGGGAAGGCATGCTGCGCGGGCGGCACACCCTATTATGGTTTTTCCGGCGCAAATGCCTCTGCCTTAGCTAAGGCCGGCGTTAACAACTACCCGCCCGTCACGACTGAATGCCATGCTATGTGTGGTGGAACTCGTCGCCGCCGCCGCCGCCGTAAAAAACGGAAGGGGCGCCGTAGCCGTAAAAAACGGAAGAGCCGTCGCACTCGCCGCCGCCGTCGCCGCCGCCGCCGCCGCCGCACGCAGCGTGGTGGTTATGCTCAGTGGGGCTCTGATATCCCAAGCACGCCGGGATATGCGACCCCCAATGGTGGAAATTGGCAGACAGCCAACCCACCGACCTACGCTCGCAATGATGCATGTGGAACAGGCAACTGCGTTGATAACTACGACCATTACACAGGCAAAGGATCAGCCGCACCCGTTCTTGACGCCGATGTTAGCCCTACACCCAAAGCTCCAACTATTAAGACACCTAATACAAAAGCTCAATGTGGAGGACGCCGCCGCCGCCGCCGTTCACGTCGCCGGTCGCGCCGCCGCCGCCGTCGTCGCCGTCGCTAATCATCCAAAATCAAACATTTACCAATATGTAGTTTATTCTTCATATTGGCTTTCTTTGAACGCTTCTTGCGTCCCTCCAATTGTTCCCATTCACCCTTCATATATGTATCTTTGGTGGACTCATATATTTTATAATGTTGTTTCTTATAGAAAGATAAGCGTTTTGCCCATTGACGCTTGAAAATCGGATGCGCATCTACTATATCTACCACAAGATGTTGGGCTGCCTGTCGCCTTAATATCCGTCCTACCGCTTGACACACATCCGTCTTAGGTGTTACCATCACCAATGTTGTCAAAGTTTTAATATCTAAACCCTCTGCTGCCATAGCATATGTAGCAATTATAATTTTTTTACTCTCACTCATTTTTAGATCTGCTTCCTTCATGCCCCCCAAATAATAACCCGCCGTTGCAAAGCCTATTTGACTAATTCTTTCAAATAGATACATCAATAAACTGCGATTATGACCAATTACCATAAGCTGCTGCCCATCATGCCATGTCAAAATATTCTGCAAAAGCTGTATTATAAATTCACTACGTGGAATAAACTCACATAGCTGCTTTATCATCGATGAGTAATTTACATGCCCGCGAAAATTTAAATGCTCTTTCATATATTCCTCGGAAGTATGCTCATAATGTATAGCTTTTACCATAACGCCTTCTGTGTGTTCACGCTCTTTTTTATATACTACATCCCCAAGAAACATTTTGAATACGCGCGTTAAACCATCTTTTCTTTTCATTGTTGCGGATAATCCAAGCATATAGCGTGTCACAATTTTAAATAAAGCACGTGAGAATACTTCTGCTGATATATGGTGTACCTCATCGATGATTGTAAAACCAAATCCATCCAAAAGCGATGCTGGATATTCTTTCATCGAAATAGATTGTAACATACCCAGAACAATATCTTTATTTTCAACATCCATAGTTTCACCTTGAATTCTACCTACACGAGCACTAGGAAGGAACTGGGCTATGCGTTCTGTCCATTGATTCATTAAAAATGTTTTATGAACAACAATGAGCGTCTTTACGCCTAGTTCTGCAAGTATTGCCAAAGCTATCACAGTCTTGCCCGCACCGCAAAATAACTCCAGCAAACCACAACCTCTATTTTTAGCGCATTTTAAAAATACATCAAAAGCCTTTTTTTGATGTTCCCGTAATGCACCTTTAAATATAACATGTATAATCTCTTCCTTTGGTAATTTACTTGTTGGCGGCTCACCATAATGCTTTATGCCATAGAATCGAGGTAGATATAATTTCTTTGACGATTCTCTATAAACGCTGAAAGGTTGAGGCTTAACGGGTGAACTTTTAGGAACAAAAGGTGTAACCTTTAGCTCTTTTCGAATAAGTTCTTGTTCAGAAATTTCCAAATTTTCCTTTAAAATAGAATACCCCTTGCGACCGAGATAGGTTGCCATTTACAGGTACTAGTTACACACTTCAATAATCAATTTAATTAATTAAAAAATATAACAATATGATATATGGCATCTTTCATGAAAATGGTAGAAAAAGATATGCACCACTATTTATTGGCTACACTTTTGGCAGTATTTATTGTTGCGGATATGGGTGTCCCGCAAGTTCTTGGTGAACTTATAAATACACTACTAGGTAAAATTCTTGTTATTGGATCCGCCCTCGCACTTCTCTTCGCTCACCCACTTCTAGGCGCACTCGGTATCATCGCCGCATATAAACTCATCGCCCATTCCGAGCATCATAGCGCACCCGTCGGCGTTCCAACACTCGTACTCCCAAGAGTACTCCGCCCACCAAAGCTGTCCACAGGAGAGAAAACAAGATCAAAAAATCTGTCCGCTATGAACCAATTCCCACCAACAGTCGAAGAGGAAGTTATTAAGAAAATGTTGCCGCAAGCACCTTCACGTCTGCCTCAAGCTACTTTCAAGCCGGTGCAAGACAAATTATACGATGCTGCCCGTGTGAATGCCACTAACTAAATATAATATGACAAATCAATATTATATTTAAATGTAATCTAAAAATGCACTATAAATCTTCTTCAATAACGTAATTAGCGCAATACCAAGAATAATCGCCAAAGCAGGACTTGACAATAAACTATCAAATCCTTTTGGTTTATTCTTCCCCCCTTGCTTATTTTGCTTTAGATTCGAGGGTTCCGCGCCAGGTGTAAGGACTGGCTGGCAATCAATAAAAATATCATCGCTATCAGCACTATCAGCTGCCCCTGTAGGGTTAACAAATAAGCCGCCAGTTGGTATTGCTTTAGTTGTTATGGTATTTTTCTTAATAACTGCTGTTAGATGAGCAAATGCTGTCGAAGATACATTGACTGCTTTATCCGAATCGAAAACAATAATATTATATGCGCCCGTGCAAGGGGGATAGGGAGCTGTCCCATTGTAGAAATAATATTTGCCTGGCGGTATGATACTATTGAATGACCAATTCGCAACATTCACATTAGCAACACCACCCTTTTTTTGCGGCACATACGGCAAAAAGGAATGGAAAAAACTCGACCCTCCTGTAGAAGCTGACCCACTCACCTTGATGGGAATACAGACTAAAAGATTATTACCGCCGCCTACATGATCTATAATAAGTTCACCATCAGCATGTGTTCCATTATATGTGTGTAGAGAGGGTGTATATACCCGGGCCCCGACTACGTTATATATTGCATTGTTAAAATAGACATTATTACCCTTTTGTGTGGCTTGAATACCGAGATAGTCCCCGCCATTCGTTAGAACACAATCACTGATAGCATATTTGTACTTATATTTACATATACTTGTACATTTGGTAGCGGTCGATGTTATATTTATAGGCGATGTAGCATTATCACAAGAAGAACCTGTTATCATTGCCATTTAATATAACTAAATAATAAAAAAATATAAAATTATGTATATAATGCCACAATCAAAAAAGTATCGAATAATTAAAAGGAACAACAGAAAAAATAAGAGAAGTTTTAGGCGAGCTCAATTGAGAAGACGTCTTCGCCTTAAAACATTAAAAGGTCGCCGAAGCGGTGGCGCAAAAACTGCCTCGAAAAAACGGCGGAGAGATGCCCGAAAGAGAAAAACTAGAAGAAGGCAGCGTAAGAAAAAAAATATTGGTGCCGCTGCTTCAAAAATTCAATCAAACTGGAGGCTGCGCCGTGATCGCCGCAGAGAGACGGGTGATGGAAAGAAGAGTGCACATATGAAAAAATTAGAGGAAAAAAAGAAACAAGCGGTAGTAGCACAGCAAGAAAAAATTCATAAAAATGAAAAGCAAGAAAAAGCAGCCGCAAAAGCTGAAAAATTATCTGCGACAAAACATAGAGCAGCCACAAAGATTCAAGCTTTGGTAAGAGCCCAAGCTACTAGAAAAAATTCACGTGTAACCCCCCGTCATATAAAATCTGTGAAGGATAAGGTAAAGCACTCAGGCGCCATCCGCGACACCGCTGCAAAGTGGAAGAAAAAAGCAGCTTTAACGAAAAATGCCAGCAAGCACACCGCGACAGCAATTGTACTCTATAATAAAGCTACAAAAAAGGCCCACAAGATCGCGGTAGGAGACAAACCAGGAACACTATCTGCAGAAAAAGATGCAGCCGCTGCCAAGGGCGCTGTCATAGTCGCGAAAAAGCAGGAAAAAGCAGCAGAACAAGCAGCAGCGAAGGCAGAAGCTGCACACGATAAAGCTAAGGGAAAAAATAAAGCCCCCAAAAAATATTCATTTGATGCAGCATACGAAAAGTGCGCGACTGCAGCTAAAAAAGTCTCTAATGCAAAATGTGGAAACGAGCTTAAGAAAGATTATCACAAAATGAGCTTGGCTTGTCACGAAGATAAACATAGCTATCGAGGGCTAAACAAGGAGCAGTTGAAAAAAATAAATAACCAATTCTTGGCGGCGAAGGGTTGCCAAACTGAAAAGAAAAAATGTTGCGATATGAACCCGGGGGAAGCTGGTCTCGGCGCGTGCAAGGCGAACGCTGATAAAAATTGTAAGCCAAAAAAACTCACCCCCAAAACAGCACCAAAAAAGAGTAAGTCGCCCGGTACATCACCTGCTAGTGCTGCACCTGCGCCACCCCGCGGACTTATTTGTCCAAAGGGAACAACGCCTGCAGATGCCATAAAATTAAAATGCAGACTGCCAAGTTCTTTCAAAAAAGGGTGCGATCCAGAGAGAGTTAGGGCAGCTCTATGCCCCGACTACAAGGCGATACATCATATAGAAGAAAAGGACTGCAAGGGTAAAAGCAAAGAGTTAGCAGAACTTGAAAAAATATATAAAGAGAAAATAGATAAATGTAGACACGAACGAGCACTAGCCGAAATAAATGTATTGGTGCTACAAAAAGGAAAAAGATATGT